GATGCTCGTTCCACAATAGCAGTAGCACCTGAAGATGCTCCAGTTATCTTTCTATTGTTTAGGAGATCAATGTTAAATGCTTGATAAACAATCTTGACAACTGAACCATTTGCAGGAGCAGTTGTAAATATAATCTTACGATATTCTTTGCGTAGTAAAAATCCTGACGATTGAACTACACCATTCACATAAACTGTAATATCATTAATAGTAGAGTATTGTGCTAGAATAAAAGTTTTGACTGTCCCGTCACATGTGTAAACAGTTGATATATCCTGATTAACACGAAGTTTATTATCTACCACCCAATTACCAGCAGAAGCACGAAGAACATTATTCTTTGGATAGATGATATCCAGTTCCTCATTGAATAACATTCTGAATAAAAACTTGAATGATTTTTCCGAACCTTTAGATAGATAAAGGGGTAACACATTTTTAATTAAAGTTGCTTTATCTACCCTTACATCACGTGGCAATAGATTGGCATAGGTGTTAAAAAAGTTATCCTCAAACTGATTAATTGATGCATCAACATCAAAATTAGTTCTTAAATCTTTTGCTTTACTAGTCAAATCATTATTATTTGTTCCTTGTTTATTTTCAAGAAACTCATAGTATGCTTCAACAAATGCAATAAACGTAGGATACTCTTCCCTAATATACTCAGGAATTTGTCGATTTATAAGAACCGAAGTTTTTAGATCGCTCATTATTGTTCAACAATTAATACAGTTGAAATAGCAGTTGGGTCAGTATCATCAATTGTTACAATAGTATTTCTATTGGTTTTAATTACCGTATTCTCGGATTCTATAGTAAAACGAATAAATCCATCAGTTGAAACTACGGATAGAATTCTAATATCATTAATTTTTAATGTTCCGAGATTATAATCAATAGTACCCGCATTTGAATTAACAATTTGTCTTTCGGAGAATTGATTATAATAAACTGTTCGTAAAGTTCCTGTTCTTGAGTCAATCACTGGAATGGCAGATGCACCATATCCTCCACCACCAGAAATAGTAATAATAGCACGTGTATAATCAATACCACGATTGGATATCTCTATTTTAGAAATTTTTCCATTGACTAATACAGCATACGCTTCTGCTCCAATACCGTCACCTGTAATAGTTATAGTTGGAGGGGAAGTATAATCAATACCTGGATTTAAAACTTCAACATAGGATATCCCCGAAAACGATTGAGGAACTTCTTCAAATTGAACTTGTCTTTCAACACCATTTTCCAAAGTCGTGAAAAAAGTAGAAGTTAATTTATTACCAATAGTTCCCCTAAAAAGTGGAACATTGAAATTAACTGTGTATGGTTTCTCGGAGATCAAAGAAGGAAGTAATCTTTTTTGAACACGAACAGTTGATTGTGAACCAAAAAACGAATTTAATTCCGTGTTATCAATAGTTTTTTGAAGTTTGGATAACACAAACTTGGAGGAAAATTTATTCAAATAAACATTGTTATAATTTATAATTGCAGTTCGTATATTCTCTTTAAGAAGTCCTTCAGTCAAAGTTGTTTTTCTTGGGTCATATCTAACCGTATTTTCCAAAAGTATATACAAGTATTCAGGATCACGAATAATTACATCAGTGGTAACAATTGCTTTGGGTTTTATAACCTCATCGATAATTCTTTGTTTTTCTGCTTCTGAAATATAATAATTTGCTTTTGGTTTTAAAGAAATAAACACTTTACCATAAACTGGTTTTTCTTCATCCTCCCCACCCCAAACAGAAATGGAATCTAAAGAAGTATAGTTTTGTAAAATATATGTTTCATAATCTTTAAATGTTACCAATCTATTCTGTGTAGCAAATTGTGATGCGGTAGAAAACTTAATTGAGTCTAAATCTTCTCGAAAAGAACCACCAGAAGCAGTTGATACTAAAGATGTAATTATGTTGGAATAACCACCTATAAATGCTGAACTTATAAATGAATTTGCTTTATTTGCGGCTGTGCCAGAAGTAATCAAATAATTAACAGTTATAACTGAACCATCCAGTAATGCTTCTCCTATTACGCCGTCACCAAAACTAATTTGGTATTTTCCATCAAGTCCTTCATTTAAAAAATAAACTAGTGACGATGCCGTTACATCAAGGATGTCTGTTACTTTACTATAAGTAAAACTCGTTGTATTTGCTACATTAGGATTAACAGTAACTTTAAGTGTTCTGGTATCAACATTTTGGTTTGGTATCACAAACACAGATTTTGGATTTGATGCTGAATCATAAACTTGACTGAAAGTTGCATACTGACCTTCATAGATATCAATATTTTCAAAAACATATTGTGTTCCTGTTTTGGAAACAGTTACGTCTTCAATAGTTACGAAATTATATGAACGATTATCAATTGCCTCAGAATAAAAGGCAAAACCACGTGGGATAGTTGCAGTCCCATCAACGGATGTCGCAGTTTCAACAGATACGTTTATTGTTGCTTTTGGAGCAGTAATTGAATAGGGAACATAATTGAGTGTCTTGGCGTGTGACACTACAGCAGCACGAGTGATTGCCGTATCCAAAAAGGATTCATTCGCAACCATGTTTAAATAGTATGCGTTATAGTGTGTGTTATATGCCAGAATATCTAATAGAACATTTAGACCAGCACCTTCGAAGTCATAGTCTGTAAACTCTGATTGTTGTTTTAAATAATTTTTTAAGTTAGTTTTGATTGTATCAAAATCAAGGTCTGTAATTTGTAAACGAGCAGCCATTTATCGATTCCGTTCAAGGAAAAAAGTGATTGTAATTGGTAGTGATTGATTAATAACTTTAAAATATACTTCCACTGAAAAAGCATTTTTATCATAGTCGGGTTTGACAATGACTTGAATATCTTCTTCGGAATTAGAAATAGCTCTCGGTTCATAATTTTTTATGACTTGATATATTTCTCTCTGTAGAGCGATTGCCGTTATAGGATCAAGATGTTCAAACAATAGTTTACGAACATTCGAACCTATTTCTGGTTGGAATGGTTTTTCGTAGTGATTGGTGAGCACTAGATTTTTTATCGAATTAATAACTGCCTTGACACCGACATGTTTATTAATATCCTTTTTGACAGGATGGACGATGAACGATAAGTCCAAATCCTTAAAATCTCGTACTACATCTGTTGTAATTGTAGCCATATGCTATTTATCCATTTATGTGAGGAAAACTCCTGTATTTGAATCATGGTATATGGGTGCTGACACATTTGCTATCAATGCATCCGTCCCTATTTTGTTTCGTATGAGATGTGATTTCATTTTTCCCATACTATTAAATTGCGAAACCGTTCCCATATCCCTAGAAATTGCCAATGCTTGTTTGAAGAAATTCCAATCATGTGCTCTACGAGTAGCAATCATTGTATTTGCCAGAGCAATGTGAGAGTTGATTGCTTCAATTGCAACTCCACCCAAATTAGACGATTGTGTTGTTGGAAGTCCAGTAAATACTATTGATGCATTCAATGAGGCATAATCAGCAGCAAGTATAGATGCATTCGCAGATAATTTATCATTGACATATAAACTAGTAAAACTACCCAATGCTCCAACCGTATTTGCTACGTTGTCGGTAGAATAAAGAAGTGGGACTAGTGTCTCCCCCAAACCTATAGCAGTTTCATATAACGGTATATCAGCACTACTAACTGAAGCAGTAGTTATATCAATAACACCAGAAATATTATCAGTGTGTGATTTGAATTTATCCAGTTCTATTGAAAAACGATATGCCGTTTGAGCAATATTAGATAAAGAGAGATTTGATGACAAATTCATAATTAAATTTGCTGTACTTCGCAAAGTAACATAAATGTTTGCTGTGGGATTTCTATAATAATTTGATCGAGCAGTATCCCCTCTAGCAATCTGATCGTATTGCCAAGTATACAAATTATTTTTTTGTATTCCTAAGTTTTTCTTTGCACCATCTGTAAGTTGATCTGCTCCCTCAAAATTAATTGAATCAAAGTCATATCCTAATCGTCCAAATACTGTATTTGCCATTTTATTTCTCCATTACATATTAAAACCAGGAGGACCTTGAGTTCCTGGTAAACCACCACTAGATGCTGCACCATCGGCAGATTCACCACTACCCGAAGGGAAATCTGGCCATGGCGGAAGTGGTGAACTAGTCGGACCATATGGTGCCATATGAATATGATAATTATATTTCATTCTTAATGTCATTAACCATCCACCAAAATCTTTAACCATCAAAAACAATCCAAATGGTGCAGTCACTGCCAAAGATGCATCAATGACTCCTGGTGGTCCGCCAGTTGGTGCGGGTATACCACACTTAATTCCACCAGCACACACTATCCCACCTGGTCCAACAAACATACCACCAGTGGCAGTTACTGCTCCAGAAGAACCAATTGTAGCTGCGCTTAATGCTCCTCCAATAAAAACTTCAGAATTTAAAAAAATATTTTGTAATTTTCCTGGAGCATCTAAAGTTATTGCGCTAGTTGATGCTGCACTTCCTCCAGCAGCAAGTTTCATATCACCACCACTAGTTGCTTTTAATCCCTGTTTTCCAACAAAATTAATTTTACCATCAACTCTTAAATTATAGTCACCTTTAACATATTCATCTCTGTCACCATTAACCTCTAGTAAACAATCTCCAGTAACTGAAACATGACATGTTCCCTGAACTAAAACTTTATTGTCTTTTGCTACTATGTGATAACTTGTTCCTCTACTATTAGTAATAATGTCACCATTATCTTTTATTTCAATGTATGA